ATCCTTTTTTAGCCATTGTTTCTCCTATGAAAAAAAAGGGGGGAATAATCCCCCCAAAATATTTATTGAGTATAATAAACCCAGAAATAAATTGTACCGGTGATACTTGCACCACCAGTAGTAATTTTTAGATCTGTTTGTTCAGATACTTTGTACCCTAATCCAGCAACCGCTGTGTTAGCAGCTGTTGATCCAGCCAACATTGATTGTGCTTGACCGGCAGCATTCCATGTTCCCACGGCAGCAAGGTATCTATCATCATCACCACTATCACCAACTTTTAAAGTTGATGAACCACCAAGAGCATCAGCTTTGATAATTACATCATGGATCGTAGATCCAGCTGGTATTCTTGCGATAGTAATGTCAGAACCACTTCCAAGAGAAGATGCTTCATAAGTATCGTGCCAAACTTTCATTCCAGAAAGATTACCACCATCACTCATTACACTAGGAACGGCATCAAGATTTGTTATTGCAACACTTTTTACACTAGCCATATCTTAACCCTCCTATTCGTTGCACGGAATTTGAACTACTTTAACTTCTTCCATTCGAGTAGCACCAATCGACATACAGTAGTACACTTGTGTACTGTAAGATTTATCTGCTCTTTCGTCTATTCTTGCAGAAATATCTTTTCCTATTGCCATTTTGATTGCATCCTCGGTGAAAGCGAAACATAGTCTATCATCCGTATTACTTGCATCGAAGTTAAGTCTATTTGACATAATAAATTTGAAGCCAAGGTAGGAATCGATTTGACCCATTGCCAAAGCCTTCACGGTATTAAAGTCAGAATTTTTAACTTCCGTAGTGTTTAACAAATCACTTATTTGAGTTGCTCCACACACGACATATCGTTTAAGTGATGGATCTACATCTTGTAAATCCAGTTTCTTTTTTGCATCCAAAAGTTTTGCAATCGTTAAACCATCTGATTGGTTTGACGTAGCAAATTTTTGAGTGCTTGGTAAAGCTGTGCTCGTAGAACCAGTTTCACCAGTATAGGCTGTGCCGCCTAAAGCAGATATGACAACATCATCCATTGATCTACCCATTGCAGCTGCTGCTGCTTTTGCGTAGGAAGAAGTTGGATCGATTAGCATTCTAATTTTATCTGGATCGTCAATAAGATCAGCCCATTCGTAGTCTGCTAAACTAACTCTTCTTCTTGAATGAGGAGTATCAATTTGTGGTGTATCTGCATGTCGAGAAGTTTTTAGTTGTGCACTAACACTTCCAACCTGGTCAAAATAAGAATTTTTCCCAGTTACAGTTTCCACATCTACTGCTTCACGCAAACGGCTACCCATTTGTTGTGAAAGCATTTGTACATTGTTTGAATACTGTTGTACAAAAGCTGTAGTTATTTGATTAGACATTTATGTCCTCCATCAATGTGAAAAATTTTTTGATTAAGCTCCCCAAACAACTGGACAAAATCTACATTTAACGATTGCTAATCGTGATACTTTTCCTCATGTCAATGGAACCTAAAAGGCTACTCCATCACCCAATATTTCTATTGGTATTCTTATACGGTAAACTCCATTAGACGAGCCACTTCATCAACGGCTCTTGAATGATTAGGATGATTTTTCTGCCAATAAGGAGAATTTTCTTCCATTAATTTACCAATTTCTTTTTGTGCTTCATCTGGTGTCATTACCATTTCTTGTGGTGCACCATTTAATTTATCTTCACTAATAGCTTCTCCTATTTTAATAAAAGCACGGATCATATCTGGATGATTACCCAGCTGTGAACCATCAGCTAATTTAGTTTCAAAAATTTCTGGTGAAGCAAATTGCTTTGCTACTCGTTCTGCTAATTCTAATTTACTAGGAGCAGCTTGTCCAAACTCTTTTCGTAAACCTTGCACAACAGTTTCTTTATTATCATTTAATGCAATTTCTCCTTGCTGCACGACAGCCTGGTTCATCTCATTATAAAATTCTAATATACCTTGTGCCTGGTTTGGTAATAAACCAAGTTTGTGTGATACTTCTTTAAATTGATTTAGATTGGCACCGTCATCTCCTTCTGGCAAATTATAATTTAATTCATAATTTTCCGGAGAGTCCGGTCTGCCTAATTTTGTATAAACTTGTTGCCAATCATCTTCTGTTGCATACTTACCTGGTAGAGCAATCTTATCGGCTCCTACCATCCGTTGAGCATGAACATATCCTTTTGCTAATGAATTAATATCATTAATATTTTCTAAACTTGCATCACCTCTAATGTCATCTGATAAGCTATCTCTCCAATTTGTTTCTACTGGAGTTTCGCTAACAGACGGTTGAGATACTTGCTCTTCCGCTACCTGTGTGTCAGCCATTTTATTCCTTTACTGATTTATAATTTATAAAACCTTCAATGTGCAAAACAACTTGTCGTTGTCCTTCATTAAAAGCTGTTACATTTGCATCTTTATCAAATGTACTTTTTTTAGAGAAGCATCGTAATCGAAGATCCTCTAAAACTTTTTTACCCTCATCGGTATTAAAAGTTTGTTTATACAGATCAATGATCTGCATTAATTCTTTTGGTATTTGATCTGGCACTATAACCCTCCAACTGCTTTAACCATCGGTGCTGCTTGACCAGCTGCTTGTGCATCGGCTCTTGCTTCTTCTTGCTGTGCTGCTGCTTGTTGCTGCTGTGCTCGTTGGTTACGCATTTCTTCTACCTCTCCATCTGAACGAATTACTTTACTTGGCACTCCTAAGATCTCTACTAAATGTTTAACCAGTTTATCGGTATCAACATAATCCATCATTGGTGCCATTTGCGACATTGGCATAATTATTTCTAATGCTCTCATCATTGCATTTACATCACCTTGACGTTGTGCTCTTGCAAGAGGAGATACATATTCAATATCAATCTCCATACCTTGTAAAGTAGGCGGTGGAGAAGGTAACTTACCATCACGCAATAAAATACTAAAAGTCCTATCAATTAACGGTTGCAACATTTCCGATTGTAATCTTCCAAGTACCGGTGCAAGTAATCGCATCTTCTCTTCATTACGTTGCAATACTTCTGTTGCTGTCATTGTTACATTTTGTGCCATTAATAATTGATCGACAAAAAATGCCTGGCGGATTGCTTCTCGTCTTTGGTTTTCATATTCTAAACCAAAAGGTATGTTGGCTCCAATTTGTAATGGCTCTATTCTATCTCTTGAACCACTACGATAAAAATTTAAACCTCCAGGAATAGTTTTAATTGGCATAATAAAACCATCATCAGGAACCAGGAGAGGAGGATCAATAGTTTTTTGTGCAGCACGGATCATTGTTTCCGACATCTTGTTGAGCATTTTAATATCGCTTAAACAAGTGAATGCTGGTGATCTTCCAAAAATTTCTACGGATGATTTAGTAAACCGAGGAACCACATAAGGAAATTCATTAAATCCCCCTTCCCCTAACATCTTACCATCTATTGTTAAATAAATAGACGTAAAAGGTTTATTGACATCATCAATCTTATTAGGATCTCTTTCTTCTCTTGGCATGACCACATGTAAAAATTCCATTTCTTCATACGGTGCATTCTTACTTAACTTTTCTATATCCTGTGTTGCGGCTCCAAACATATTGAAAGCTGCTCTTGCGGACATTTTAAATTTACGAAATACTGTATCAACAATTCCTTTTTCATTTTCTTGAATATAAATTTCTGAAATATGCCTGGTTGAAAATCTAAGTGCATCTTCATCACTTCTTTCAATAAACATGCAGCCAGTTCCAAATGTAATAAGATCTAAATATAATTCATGGATCTCTTGTTGAAAATTACTACGAGCAAAAGACATGTACATTTGATTTGTACATTCTTCTAACCATTCATTTACCGCATCATCATCATTTAAAAATGGATCTTTAAATTGTAATGAGAACCAGGGGGAAGCTGCATTAGTCAACATCCCATGTAATGATGAAGCTAATAGTTCTGCTGCATGAATAGCGGTGCTGTCATATATTAGTTCGGTGCGTTTTGATCCTCTGGATTGTTTTTTTGTTATATCGGCTCTTCTTGGTAAACAATAATCACCAATCTCTTGCCAATGACTCTCCCAGGTACCACGCATTACTTTTAATTTACTGTACCGATCTAAAATTTCTTTTGCTTTATTTGTAATCATTAATCACCTAAGTTTGTTTTTAATAGTTTTTCTGTTTCCCCTAGAAGGAATGCTTTACGATCTTTACCAGATAGCAACATATTTTTTTGTAATACAGAGTCATACCCTTTTGGTGATCCAAATAATTTCTTATCACCTAATTTTAATTCTTTTTCTATTTGTGCTCTTTCTTCTTTAGTACCACTTTTATATTTGCCACCCATAATTGTAGAAGGTTGATATAATTTATTAACAATCGGTTTTGCAAATATTGGAGCCATTGAAGATTGTAATTTCATTTGTGATACTTCTTGTGCAGCACTAGCTTTAATGGCACCTTTATCACCGTACCTTAAACCTTTTTGATCTAACATCTTTTGACCTTTACTTGTTAAGATAGCTGCACCGTTACTTGATCGCATAATTTTACCACTACTATCC